GTGCACGAACACCGGACAGGCCGTCAACACACAGAGTTCGCCTGTGAGTCAACCGTGGCGCTTTCCGTTCTCGAGAACAGGAAAGAGTCTACACGAATTTCCATTAGTGAAAAAGGCTTACAGACAATGCAGCAACATTTTTTACCCATACTGCCCTGGATAGGCGGTAAACGGCGGCTGGCCAAACAGATTTTACCGCGCTTCCCGGCGCATATCTGCTACGTGGAACCGTTTTGTGGCGCGGCGGCGCTCTTTTTTATGAAGTCACCCAGCAAAGCAGAAGTGATTAACGATATCAACGGCGAGCTGGTCAATCTCTATCGGGTGCTGAAACACCATCTGGAAGAGTTTATGCGCCAGTTTAAATGGGCGCTGGTCAGCCGGGCGATGTATCAATGGTTAAACATCACGCCGACCGAGACCTTAACCGATATCCAGCGCGCAGCCCGTTTCTATTACCTGCAAAAGCAGGCGTTCGGCGGCAAGGTGGCGGAGCACACCTTTGGCGTGACCACTACCAGTGGGCCACGCTTGAACCTGCTACGCATGGAAGAAGAGCTGTCGCTCGCCCATCTGCGATTATCACGCACCACCATTGAACACCTGGATTGGGCCAGCTGTATTGCCCGTTATGACCGTCCGCACACGCTGTTTTACTGCGACCCGCCGTATTGGGGAACGGAAGGCTATGGGGTGGATTTTGGTCTGGATCAATATGAAAAACTGGCGGGAATGGGACGAGACCTGACGGGGATGATGATTATTTCGGTCAATGATATTCCTGAAATGCGGGAAGTGTTTCAGGGGTTCGAGATGGAGAGCGTCCCGATTCGTTATAGCCTCAATAGCAATCAGCCCACCCAACGGCGTGAGCTGATTATCACTGTCAAATAACCCTCTTTCGCGGCAACGAATGCAGGGAAGACTTAAGCGCGGTGACGAGTGGCTTTTTTCTCTGCCATTGCCGTCAAGGTACGTTTGGCCACTTCGCGTGTTTCGCCGGGAATATGGCGAAAGGCCGTTAACACCTCAGCCTCTTCTTCATCCCTCACCACATCGAGCGCACTGGCTTCATCGTGGCGCTCACCGGTCATCACATAATTAAGATCGACTCCTAACGCTTTCGCGGCGATTAAGTAGCCCGCATCAGGATGCCGCTCACTTTTTTCATAGTTGTACTGAGTGAGCTTTTTAACCCCGCACCGTTCGGCAAAGATCTCCTGGCTAAGTCCCAATCGCAGTCGCTCAGATTTGAGACGGTCTCCCACTCCTTCTAGTGTTAGTGTCACCCACTGCTGGGTATCGAGTGAGGCCTGTTCATTGCTTGTAGTCGCTGTAGAGGTCTTTCCAGTCAGTTGCTGGCTTAACTGTTGTAACTGCTTCTCTTTTTCGGCTACCAGTTGCTGGCTGCGTTTAAGCGCCGCTTCATCTTTACGTAATGCTGCCCGTAATTCCCGTACCGACATCCGGTCAACTTCGTCGAGGGTCAGACCTGCGATAGTGCCGCCTTCGGCGAGTTCAGCGAGGTCTTCATCGTCTTCCAACATCAGCTCATAGAGTTTTGCCTTGCCGAGAGCCGCAAACGTCTGCGCTTTTCCACCTAATTGAGGTGATAAATATTTTAGAGATGCCTTCATCATAATTTGAGCGGTTCTTTCAGCTAGCCCTAACTGGCTTGTTACGATATTTACAAACTCTCCATGCGGCTCATTCTCTTTCAGAATAATCAACCGCTTTCCCGCCTCCAGCATGGCTTCGGCACTCTGTGCCATATAGAAGCGCGCTTCATGCACAATCCTCTCCCGTTCATAGGGCAGCCCATCGCCAAAACGTGCCATCACCTCCTGCTGGGCACTGTTTGCTGCATTTTTTTCAGGATATGCAATTGCCTCCCCCCCCCCGCAATCGTGATATTGTCCGCGGTAGTTACAGGCAGGCTGGTTGCCGCTTTTTTCTTTGCCATACAGGTCTCCTTTAGGCCGATAACAGCCCGTGCTTTTTAATAGTGATAAGGAATATACAAAAACAAACAAAAAAGACTTTACATCATTTTGCATATCAATGTATATTTATTTTTAACTTTTTATGACGGAGATAAAACAATGTCACTGCAACATCCAGCCGACTTTAAGCGCAATTTTTATGACCGTGTCTATCAGAACTACCCGACGGTGGCGGCGTGGGCGCGCCAATCCGGCTTCAAACCCTATCAGGTTTATATGTTGCTTGATGGCTCCTGCCAGGGCTGGCGCGGGGAAGCACGCAAAATCAAACAGGCGATTGAACAGATAATGGGTTCCCCCATGCCATCGGGCAAAAAGCGCCATAAAAAATAACATTCGCCTGTTTCGCTGACGGTATCACAATTTCCATTAATGAAAAAGAGGCATCCGATGAAAAACACCTTATTACTGCACCCATCTTCACGTACACGACGGGCGCTGCGTATTTTAAAAGCCATGAAGGGGCATTACCGAGACGGCTTGTCCAATAAAGCCCTGGCGGCGCTTATCAATGACTCCCCGGCCAATATCAGTCGTACTCTGCCATTTTTAGTCGAAGAGGGCATGGTTGAGCAGCGCTTCAATGGGAACTACGCCCTCAGCGAGGAATTGATACAGATTGCGCTAGCCTTTTTCGATGAAACCGAACGGGCGCAAATCAAGATGGCAGAAAAACGTGGCCGCTGCATAGCCTCACCGTCAAAATTGTAAGAGAGAAAAATAATGGGTAGAAAAGCGTTACCGATGACGGCTGAAATCACCCCCGAACAGCCTTTGGCACCGGATTTAATGAATAACCTTAACGCGCTAGCTGAACATCAGCAGGCCATTATGGACAAGTACGGCGAGGGCCTACCCTATGAACGGGAAAGGATTGTGCATGAGGCACGTTTCTATATGGCACAAAGTGCGGAAGCCATGCTGGAGGCGGGAAAGCGGTTGATTATTCTGAAAGAGAATGAGCCGCATGGAGAGTTTGTAAATATCGTAACAAGCCAGTTAGGGCTAGCTGAAAGAACCACTCAAATTATGATGAAGGCATCTCTAAAATATTTATCACCTCAATTAGGTGGAAAAGCGCAGACGTTTGCGGCTCTCGGCAAGGCAAAACTCTATGAACTGATGTTAGAAGACGATGAAGACCTCGCCGAACTCGCCGAAGGCGGCACCATCGCGGGCTTGACGCTCGATGAGGTTGATCGCATGTCGGTACGTGAACTAAAGGCAAAACTGCGCGAAACCCGTGATAGCTTGGAAGCCAGCCGCCGCCTAGCCAACGAAAAAGACCAAAAAATCAATGAGCTGAGTGAAAACCGCCTGCTTAATCAGCATCGCCCGTTAGGGGAAGAAGGCATACGCCAGCTCCGTGAAGAAATCGGCCTGGTGGGCTTTGATGTTAAAGCCATATTGATGGGGCGCTTTCGGGAAGGGTTGGAAAAATTGCATAGCCACAGTGGCGATATGACGTCTCACGCCGACTATTTAGCAGGCTTGCTTAATGATATTGAGTTTGAAATCAATGTCTTACGTAACGACTTTGCGTTACCCTACCACGCGGTGTCAGAGGCGGTACCTGACTGGGTAAAGGCGGATGCCGAGGCCGAAGACGCGGATTTTCAGTTACCTGAACATTTACGCGGTACCGGACAGGATAGCGGCGAGGAGGGGGTGTTATGAACGCCATCCTGACCGAACGCGTACTGGCGATTGCCCAGGCCGCCGAAAAAGCCGGACATGGCGGCAAAGACGCGGTTTATCAAACAGGTTGCCAGGCACTCGGCATTTCCAAAGCCACGCTACTGCGAAAAATCAAACAGGTAAGCTATAAACCGCCGCGCAAGCAACGGGTGGATTGTGGCACCAGCGCCCTGACCCGTGAGGAAGCGCTGCAAATATCCGGCGTGATGATGGCCTCGCATCGCAAGAACGGCAAGCGCCTTTACAGCCTGGAGCAGGCGGTTAATGACCTGCGGGTGAACAACCTAATTAATGCTGGGTATATTGATAACGAGACCGGCGAGTGGTTCCCCCTGTCGGTCGATGCCATCAGTCGGGCGTTGTACCAATATCGCCTGCACCCCAACCAGTTACGGGCACCAGCCCCGTGCGTCCAGTTAAAAACCGAGCATCCCAATCATGTCTGGCAACTGGATGCGTCGCTGTGTGTACTCTATTACCTGAAAAATCCCGCCCAAGGGCACACCACGCGCGATAGTGGCCTGCGCATGATGAGTGAGGCGGAGTTTAACAAGAACAAGCCAAAAAATCTGGCGCGGGTGATTAACGACCGCGTCTGGTCATTTGAGCTGACCGACCATACCAGCGGCTGGATTTATGCCGAGTACCGCTTTGGCGGCGAAACGACACAAAACTTTACCGATGTGCTGATTAACGCCATGCAAGAACGCGGTGGGGCCGACGTCCTGCATGGCGTGCCGCGCATCCTTTATACCGACCCCGGTTGCGCGCTGGTCTCGTCCACCCTGCGCAACCTGTGTAAAACCCTTGGTATTCAACTTATCGCACACAAAGCCCGTAATGCCCGCGCCACCGGCTCAGTGGAAAAAGCGCGCGACATTCTCGAGTGCCATTTTGAATCCGGGCTGCGGTTTGTGCAAGTCAATCATATTGATGAACTGAACCGCCTGGTTGGATTGTGGCGTAAAAAGTATAACCGCACCGCGCTGCATCGCCGTACCGGCATGACTCGCACCGACTGCTGGCTGCATATTACCCCTGGACAGTTAATCAAGGCACCGCCTGTTGACGTATGCCGTGAGCTGGCGGTGAGCCAGCCGGAAAACCGTAAGGTTAGCACCCACCTTCGCGTGTCGTTCAGGGGGAGTGAATACGATGTACGGCAAGTCCCCGGCGTTTGCGTGGGCGACACCGTACAGATAGTGCGTAACCCCTGGCGTGACAGTGAGGCGCAGGTGGTCGTGATTAATGAGGACGGACTGGAAGTCTTTTGCCGGGTGCCGGAAGTGGCGAAAGACGACTACGGTTTTGCCCTCAACAGCCCGACACTCGGCGAATCGTTCAAGGCATTACCCCACACCCCGGCGCAACACCATCTGTCGGAAGTCGAGCAGACCCTGTATGGCACCACCACGCCGGGGGAAACCGCCGCCGCGCAAAAAGCCAATGCCTTACCCTTTGGTGGGCGCTTTAACCCTTATCTGGAAAATGAACGCGATACCCCACCGATTTATCTCCCTAAACAAGGGCAGGCCTCCCCGGTTTGCGCGCCGCGTTTTGAAGAGCGCTTAAACCCGGTCGTGGTGGTGCAACAGTTGCGGGCGCGTTTTCAGGCGGCGGGTAAGACCTGGCGCAGTGAATTTTACACCACACTAACCCAGCGCTTCCCGGACGGCATTCCCGCCGACCAGGTCGACGCGCTGGGTGATGAATTAATGGCGCAGACGGGCGATGTGGTGGTCAGCCTGGCCAGTCACGGTTAACGGGAGGCCATCATGCTGAAACTGAAAACCCTGTTACAACAACACAACCTGACGCAAGCGGCACTGGCCCGCGCGCTTGACCTTTCCGAGGCGACGCTGGCGCAGATAGTCAATCACCACCAGTGGCCAAAACAGGACACCGACACGCTAAAACACCGTATCCGTGCCTGGTTACGTGACCAGGGTATCGCGGCGGACGACTGTTTTGACGGGGTCACGTCCGGCGGAAAGGAAAAACGCCCACTACCTAGCAATGAGGAAGACACCATGTTACTGAAAAAACAGGTATTACTGCCTGCCACCAAAAAACATTTTGGGCTGTTTCGCGCTCCATTTGATGACAACGCAGTACAAGGTCATGACGATGTGTTTTTAACCCCGGAAAGCCGTTATGTGCGTGAGGCGTTGTACCAGACCGCCCGCTATGGTGGCTTTATCGCCGTTATCGGTGAATCCGGCTCGGGTAAAAGCACGCTGCGACGTGACCTGACGGACCGCATTTATCGGGAAAACGCCCCCGTGGTGGTGATTGAACCCTACGTGCTGGCGATGGAAGACAACGACCATCAGGGCAAGACCCTGAAAGCCGCCAGCCTTGCCGAGGCTATTGTCCATACCCTAGCCCCACTGGAAAAGCTCAAACGCTCGCCGGAGGCCCGCTTCCGTCAGTTACACCGACTATTAAAAGACAGCAGCCGCGCCGGGTACAGCCATGTGCTGGTGATTGAAGAAGCCCATTCTCTGCCCATCCCGACCTTAAAGCACCTCAAACGCTTCTTTGAGTTGGAAGACGGCTTTAAAAAACTGCTGTCCATCGTCCTGCTGGGACAACCCGAACTGGGTGACAAGTTATCTGAACGCCTGCTGGCGGTCAGGGAAGTGGTGCAGCGCTGCGAGGTGATTGACCTGCCGCCGCTGGATGACCACCTGGCTGACTTTCTTGATTTCAAGTTTAAACGCGTCGGCGGCGACCTTGGCAACGTCCTCGGCCCGGATGCGATACCGGCACTGCGTCAACGCCTAAGCTGGCTGCGCCCGAAAAAAGACACCCCGGTCAGCCTGCTTTATCCCCTGGCTATCGGCAATCTGGTGACCGCTGCCATGAACCTGGCCGCACAAAACGCCATCCCGGTTATCGATGCCAATATTATTCACAGTGTGCATTAAAGGAGGCTTTTATGCTCAACCCCGCCGTGACCATTAAAAACCCGTCAGCGATGACCTACCAGGCCATCCAGCAGCAGTTCAGGCAATGTCTGTCGGTGATGGAGAAACTCAACCAGGAAGGTTTTATCGTCAGTCAGTTTACTGTTGATGGCTATAGCCGTCCGACCCTTACCCTGCTGCATGACCGACGGTGTGATGCGTTACATAAAAAGGGGCATGCCGTTCGCTATGCCCTGGGTACCGACCGTCAGGGCCGCTGGGAAAAATACCAGTTCCTGCAAGATAACTGCCGAATCACCTGGGAGGTACGTTAATCATGACAACACGACCTGTCCGTATTACCGCTCGCCAATCGGTTTATCTGGAAAAAACCGTCGATATTACCGAGCAGGACTATGAAACCTATTTATCGATTTGCGAAAACTGCCGTGATGTTGATGAACAAGACCAGCGTCTTGGTGAAATCGCGGCCCGATATAACATGAATTTATTTGAGCATATTCAACACAGTGACGCCCTTGAAGACATTATTTTCGAGCGCGTTTAATTCCCGACGTTGTTAATTAAAAGGTAAAAAAAGATGGCAAAGAAAATAACGCGGCTTAAAGCCGCGGCGGGTGCCTGCACGCCGCAAACCCGTGAACAGGTGATGGACGATATAAAACGGATGGGTGATATCCAGCGGGAAATGACCCGACTAGAGACACAGATTAATGATGAAATCGCACGGTTAACGCATCAGCATGCGGCTGATATTGAGGCCATGAAAGCCCGGATAACCCTGTTACAAAAAGGTATCCAGACCTGGTGCGACGCCAACCGAGAGGGGCTGACCCAAAACGGAAAAACCAAAACCGTTAACCTGATAACCGGCGAGGTGTCGTGGCGAAACCGCCCGCCGTCCGTGTCCCTCAAAGGGATGGACGATATCTTGCAGGCACTGGAAGAAAACGGGCAACACCACTGCATTATTCGCAAGGCGCAGGTGGATAAAAATGCCCTGCTAAAAAATCAGGATACCATCAGGCACCTTAATATTCGCGGCATTACCTTTCATCACCAGCTTGAGGATTTCATTATTACGCCCTTCGAGCAGGAGGTGACCTCATGAGCTATCAGGAAATAAAACCTCTGCGCCGTCAGATTGAAAGGCACATAAACCGCGCCATGCATCACCTGCGGGCAGACCATTCCGCCGCTGCGTATTGTGAATTTCAAAATGCCTTCGAGATATTGGCCGAACTCATCGTCGACTTAGATAAGGAAAACCCGTTATGAGTATTACCTGCATCAGCTGCCATCAGGCAACCCGACGCCTGAATCCTACCCAGGCAGACATTATCCAACAACCGGAAAGCGGCGAGTGGGGAATTGACCTGCTACTGGCCTGCCCACACTGCGGACAGTCGTATAGCGCCTGGGTACTTAACTGGGATGTCGTGCCACTAAAAGGTATCACGGCAAATTCGCCATCAACGCCACACACTCACCATAAACCCGCCGATTAACGAGGAGGACATCACCATGTGGATATTAATTTTGGCCATGTACGCCAGTCCTTATAGCGATAATGCCTTTTCCACTCTGCATACACAGGAATTTGACACGGAAACCGCCTGTCAACAGGCCGCCAGACTGTTTGCGAAAAAATTTGAAACCTTCAAGGATATTGATGCCAGGGCAATTTGCGTGAAGAAGTCATAGCGGAAAAGCGGCATGTAAATCATTCAATTGTATAATAACGCTATTCATTTTATAATCCTTCAAAACCCGAAGGATTATTTTTTGCTCACTGCATAAGGAACCCTGACCCCGACCACAACGATAAAGGAAGCCTCCGATGACCCGACAAAAGTACCTGCAGTTAATCCATATTGGCGCCCACAATCTCAAGCTGGACGACACGACTTACCGCCAGATGCTGCACAGGCTAACCGGGAAAACATCGGCAAAAGCCCTGAATATCGGTCAACTGGCTCAGGTGTTAAACGCCCTGAAAGCCAAAGGCTTCCGCATCCAACCCCATCACGCCAATACAAAAAAGCAGACTGACCGTCCGCAAATCCAAAAAATACAGGCCCTGTGGCAGGCAATGGCTCACGAGGGCATTGTCCGTGATGGGTCAGCAACAGCCCTGGCCCACTTTGTTAAACGGGAAACCGTCTGTGATTCGCCTTACTGGCTAGATAACCAACAGGCCAGCCAGGTTATCGAGAAACTCAAGCAGTGGCAAAAACGCGTGGCGAGGGCAACATCATGCTAGAGAATACCTTTCGTAGCAAAGGGCCGGAGTTACTGGTTGAGCTGGCCGAACACACCGCCCAGACCGTCAGGCAGATTATCGACGTTGACCCCGCCGTTGCCAGCCAGATAGGCGATGCCGTCGCCAGTCAGATGATGGCGGTCTGGGGTGGGCAAAACGTCTATTTTCCGATGGGCCTGATATGGAAAGTCAGCCAGCGTGACCGGGAGATATTTGCCGACTTCAACGGTCATAACCACCACGCGCTGGCGCGTAAATACAAAGTCTCGCTACAGTGGATTTATTCCGTGGTGAAGCGGGTAAAAAAAGAAGAACTGGCCCGCATCCAGGGCAATCTGTTTGAAGATGAAGATAAGCCGCCTCGATGACTGTTTCTTGTTTCACACAATGAAACATGAGGAAAGCAGAATGACTAACACGATATCATCCACCTGTAAACCAGGTTTTCTTTTTGGGATTGATGACGTCGGAGAGAAAAACATAATCTATACACTGAGCGTGTATGCCGGCAGCCCCTCTGAAGCGATAACAGATTTAAAAGTGGCACTGCTTGCTTTGGAAGAGAGGAGAAGCCATTTCTCTGAAGGCGAAAATAATACGATGATGATCGGCAATGTGGCCGCAACATCACGATACAAACGCCGCCAAAAGCGTGCTACCATGGCATCTGCTGACCAATCAAGGCTGGAAGGGGAATTAGACATTCCCAGAACGGTTTTTCCCCTTTCTTAA